GGAAACTCGATGAGTTAGAGAAAGTTAAAGCGGCACTTCCTGTTAGTAAATGGAATGCACAGTGGATGCAAAAACCAACTTCGGAGGAAGGTGCGATTTTAAAAAGAGAATGGTGGCGTCAGTATGAAGGAGACGACATCCCTCCCATCTACCATGTCATTCAATCTTACGATACAGCGTTCTTGAAAAAAGAAACAGCGGATTACTCTGCCATTACCACTTGGGGTGTTTGGTATCCAAGTGAAGACTCAGGTGCTAATTTAATTTTGCTCGATGCAATCAAAGGACGGTATGAGTTTCCTGAACTTAGAAGACTTGCCTTAGAACAATACCGCTATTGGAATCCTGAAACGGTGATTATTGAGGCAAAAGCATCTGGATTGCCATTGACTTACGAACTACGGAAAATGGATATTCCAGTGATGAACTTTACCCCATCCAAAGGAAACGACAAGCACGCCCGTGTAAATGCTGTTGCACCTTTGTTCGAATCTGGTATGATATGGGCTCCTCAACAAAAATTTGCGGAAGAGGTCATTGAAGAATGTGCATCCTTTCCGTTTGGGGATCATGATGACTTGGTTGACTCAACCACTCAAGCGATCATGAGATTTAGACAAGGCGGCTTGATTGAACACCCAGAAGATTATGTGGATGAAGTCGTAGAACAAAAACAAAGGGTATACTACTAATGGCAGCGCCGATACTTGGAGGAATAGCACGATATCTTTTAGGAAGAAACATCAAACCTCTTACAAGAGCTTTTAGAAAAGAACTCAAGAAAAAAGATTATCTATCCCCTAAAGAAATTTCTAAACTAGAGAAATCAGGAATTGATAGTGTGAAGACAGGAGTTAAAAGAGGACCTTTAGTTGGTAAAAGTGTAAAATTAAGAGACATGAGAAAGCTTGGTGCAGCGGACATGTTAAAACAAACTTTGAAAGCTAGATCTAAAAAATATGATAAAAGTTTTAGCTCTGGTTCTCCATTTGTTAAAAAAAGAAAACAAGCAATAAAAGATTTAGATAAGTATATAGGAAATATTGAAAGTAAGTATGTAACTAAACAAAGAAAAGGTGGTCTTATTAGAGGATTGCCTAGACTAGCGAAAAGAGGTTTTTAATGTCAGAACTAACCGACAAGTATTCAAAAAATTTTAGCAAAGAGAAGAAACAGGAATTTGAGAAACGTGTGAGAGATATGCTTGGCAATATGTCAGAACTATCTGCTATTCAATTAGTCTTGAAAGAAATGCGAGAACAGATGAAAGATGGTGGTATGATTGACAAACCGCTAGGTTCAGGAGGCGTGAAGTCTGGGCCACCGCCAAAGAGAGGTCCTAACCCACAAGGCTTGAAAATTCCTTTAAAACAAGTTAAACAGTAAGACTGGAGAAATTTAAATGGCAGAATTTAAAATTGACTATAAACTAATAGCACCTCAAACTTATGATAGAGGAGATGTTGGTGAAAAAAGCACTAAGCTTTCTAGAGATACACAAAGAGGAAGTGTCACTGTATCCGCAGATAATTTAGATGAAGCAAAGAAAAAAGCAAAACCAATTATAAAAAACTCTAAAACATTTGAAAATTTTTCATCTAGACAATCTTTTGATGCACCCAGAAAACCTACTATTAAAATTTTAAAAGGTGGTGGAGGATCTGGAGCACTGAAATCAATCAGATCTGGTTCAAGTTTATTTGCACCTACTAGAAAAAAACTATTTAAAGGCGGATTAATTAATAAACCTAAATTAGCAGTAAAAGGATTTTAAATGGCAGAAATAGACAAGTCGCTTCCTAATGAGCTTAGAACAGAAGTCACTTTACCAGCCGAAGAGGTTGTTGAAGAAGAGGAAGTTGTAGAACAACAAGGACCCGTAGAAGTAACCGCTGAAGAAGATGGTGGTGCAACAATTAATTTTGAACCTGGTGCAATCAATATTCCAGGAACTGAAAATCATTTTGATAACTTAGCAGATATTTTACCTGAAGAAATTTTGGAACCATTAGGAAATGAGATGGTGCAAAATTATATGGATTATAAAACATCCAGAAAAGATTGGGAGCAAACTTATATTCAAGGTTTAGATCTTTTAGGATTTAAATATGAAAATAGAACTGAACCATTTCAAGGAGCTTCAGGTGCAACACACCCAGTGTTAGCAGAAGCAGTTACACAGTTTCAAGCACAAGCATACAAAGAACTTCTTCCTGCAGAAGGACCTGTAAGAACAGATATTGTCGGAGTAGATTCTACACCTGTTCAACAGCAAGCGAATCGTGTTAAAGATTACATGAATTATTTATTGATGGATCAAATGCAAGAGTACGAACCTGAGTTCGATCAAATGCTTTTCCATTTACCTTTAGCTGGTTCTACTTTTAAAAAAGTTTATTACGATCAGCTATTAGGGAGAGCGGTGTCTAAATTTATACCCGCTGAGGATTTGATTGTTCCGTATACGGCTACCTCATTAGACGAAGCGGAATCAATCATCCACTCTTTAAAAGTTTCAGAAAACGATTTAAGAAAACAACAAGTCAATGGTTTTTATTCTGATGTTGAACTTGGCCCTCCAGGTGTAGACAACAATGATGAACTAACTAAAAAAGAAAGAGAACTTTCAGGAACTAAAAAAACAGGAAAGCAAGAACCTGTGTATACAGTTTTAGAATGTCATGTTAATTTAGACTTAGAAGGTTTTGAAGATGTAGATGGTGAAGGTGAACCAACAGGAATTAAACTTCCATACATCGTAACCGTGGACGAAGGTTCAAGAAAAATTTTATCAATTAGAAGAAATTATGCTCCAGAAGATCCAAAGAAAAATAAAATCCAATACTTTGTCCATTTTAAATTTCTTCCAGGATTAGGGTTTTATGGTTTTGGATTAATCCACATGATTGGCGGATTGAGCAGAACTGCAACTGCTGCACTTCGTCAATTATTGGATGCAGGAACTCTATCAAACTTACCTGCTGGATTTAAACAAAGAGGTGTTAGAGTTAGAGATGAAGCGTCCCCTATTCAACCAGGTGAATTTAAAGACGTTGATGCACCAGGTGGAAGTTTAAGAGAAGCATTCTTTCCATTACCGTACAAAGAACCATCACAAACATTATTACAATTAATGGGTATTGTCGTGGGCGCTGGTCAAAGATTCGCGGCTATCGCTGATATGCAAGTGGGTGATGGTAATCAAGCGGCGGCTGTTGGAACTACAATTGCATTATTGGAACGTGGTTCAAGAGTCATGAGTGCAATCCATAAAAGATTGTACGCTGCAATGAAAAAAGAATTTAAATTATTAGGAAAAATTATTGCACAATATCTACCACCTGAATATCCATACGACGTGGTTGGTGGTGCTAGAACTATTAAGCAAATAGATTTTGATGATAGAATCGATATCATCCCTGTTGCTGATCCAAATATATTTTCACAATCACAAAGAATCACTTTAGCGCAAACAGAATTACAGTTAGCGCAATCAAATCCACAGATTCATAATTTGTATAATGCGTACAGAAAAATGTATGAAGCAATCGGAGTTAAAGATATTAATCAAATACTTCCTCCACCTGCTCCAGTTCAACCAATGGATCCAAGTGTCGAGCATATTAATGCAATGGCCGCAAAACCTTTTCAAGCTTTTCCTGGTCAAGATCACAGAGCACACATCACAGCGCATTTAAATTTTATGTCAACGAACATGGTTAGAAATAATCCAGTGATTATGGCTGCTATTCAAAAAAACATTCTTGAACACATATCGATCATGGCTCAAGAACAAGTACAAATAGAATTTAGAGAGCAAATGCAACAAATGATGATCTTACAACAGCAAGCACCGACCAATCCACAGTCTGCACAGATGCTACAACAGATGACTCAAGAGATTGAAGCAAGAAAAGCGGTGTTGATTGCTGAAATGACAGAAGATTACATGCAAGAAGAGAAGAAAATTACATCACAATTCGACTCTGATCCATTATTAAAACTAAAATCTAGAGAAGTTGACCTTCGAGCGATGGAAAATGAGCGTAAAAAACAAAATGATGAGGCTCAACAAGAGCTTGCAAGAGCAAGATTGCTACAAGCAAAAGATAATTTTGATGATAAGCTTGAACAAAACGAAGATTTAGCTAAATTAAGAGCTGGAGTTAGCCTTGCAAAGTCTGGTGTACAACAAGCACAAGTTATGGTAGAGGATAATTAATAAAAAAGGAGCAAAAAATGCAAAAACTTGATAAAATACAGGAAGTTAAAGTTGCTGAGCAAAGTGTTGAAGTAGATCCTAGATCTAAAACTACTGCTGATGGTGCTTTTAACTATATCGGTACTGGAAAACCTGAATTAGAAGTTCAAGGTCAAGGTGCTGTAAGACCTGAAAAGAAAAGAAACTCTAAAGCGTACTAAATTATGTGGTTATCGGCAATTAAACTAGCCGTTTCTGCTGGAAGTAAGATTTACGCTAACAAGCAGAAGGCAAAGATGGCAATGTCAGACGCACAACTGCTACATGCAGAGCGTCAAGCTCGTGGTGAGGAAGCTTACCAGGGTAAATTGCTAGAGGCTAGACAATCAGACTGGAAAGACGAGGCCGTTTTGATAATTCTCAGTTTGCCCGTGTTGGTGCTGGCTTGGGCAGTGATATCGGATGACCCAACTGCTATGGATAAGGTAAAATTATTTTTCGATATGTTCT